AGCGCTGTAGCGAAACCTCTACAGTCTTTTGATAAGATTCAGGCAGCTTCTTTTGACAAAGCAGAGGGTGGTTTCGGCTTATCTCAAATGTTAGGTACGGGTGGTACTGTTCAAAAATGGGCGGGGACATCAGGAGGCATCAGCGGCGGTGCAGTATCTACAGGTGGAGGTGCTGTTGCTGGGGCCATTTTAGGAGGTGCGATAGGAAGTGTTGTTCCAGTTATAGGTACTCTAGCGGGAGCTATTACAGGTGCATTGGTGGGTGCTCTGGTTGGGTTAGGAACGGCTCTATTTACTACAGATAAGACTATTCAAAATACTGCTTTATCATTTGATAGGGCGGCTCAATCTATTACTCCTGAGTTTATAGAAAATTTAAATAAGGCTGTGGATCAAGCATCTGGATCTTTAATTGATAAGCTTGATATGTCCCAAGTCAAAGAGATAGCAGCTATTGAAACTACCTCTCAAAATCTTAATCCTTCTGAACAAGCTAGTCTTACAACCTCGGCCTTTAAGCAGATGAATACAGTTCTCAATGGTAGCACAGGAGAAACATCTAGATTTGTTAAAGAGCTTAATAAATTAACTGCTACTAAGATAGAAGTAGGATTAATTGATGGTATTAGAGCTGAAGCAGATTTGTTGGGTGATGAGGGAGGAAAAGAACTAAAAGCGGCCTTTGTTAACTTAAGAAGTGAGTTAGACATTGATGAGTTAGTTAAAACTGGCGATATGAGCAAGGCTAAAGCTGCTATTCAAAATAGCGGTCTTGATGACGAACATAAAAAAATGGTAGAGAAAATCATACTTTCGCAAATGGAAGAGATCAATGCCAAGAAAGTAGCCGCTGCACAACAGAAGGTTATTGAAGATGCTGCAAAAAGATCGAGAAAAGCATTAGATGCTTTAGTGGCGGGGTTGGAACGGTTTGGTGAAAGAACACAGGGTATTGCTGTTCAGATGGGACTTGTAGCCGATCAGATGAAAACTGCCTTTGCACAAATTACTGGGGAAAAGACTATTGGAGAATTTAAACAATTTAATCCTTTTGAAAATCTTGCTTCTGCTAGCGACCAACAAATTGATTCATCTATAGGACAATTGAAAGCCTTTGGAGGAAATACTCCAGAAGCTGATGCAGCTTTTCGTGATACATCAGGAATGTTAAAAGCAGGTCGAGATTTTCCTCTTGCTATGCGTAATGTGGTTGATAAGCTTGATGCTGCTCAAGCGGGTGGTGCAAAATTAACCAATCAAGAAGTCATCGATGCTGTGCAGCTAGAATTTGGTGGCTCCCTTCCTCCCGAAATGTTAAAGTCGTTAACGGCAGCATTAGAAGAAGGTAGGGCAACCTCCCGACAAGGCGGTAGTGCATTTACATTTGACACTCTTAAAGAAATGTTTGAAGAAGGAGGAAATGTTAGTGATCTTCTAGGTAAAGCATTTAATGCAACTAAAGAAGAGATGGCTGGCTTTGATAAAAGTGTTGCGGAAATGAAAAATGCCTTAATGGACATTGCAAGAATACAGGAACAAATGGCTAAACGTCGCATGGAAGTGGAATTAAGTATGCTTGATAAACAAGAAGCAATACGCGACAGAGTTAACAGTGCTTTAGGTAACACTGCGGGTGCTTTTCAGCGAGCACAAGGCGATTTACAAAAAAGAATGACCATTCAAATGAGGGGTGGTTTGAAACCGGGAGAAGGTACTGCATTTACTGGTAACGTACTCGATCCAGCCGCATTATTTGGTCGTTTAGAAACACTGGATCAGAAGCGTGAAAAATTGCAAGGGGTACAGGGACAAGGTACTCCAGAGGAGGTTAGGAAAAACTCTGAGGAATTGGGTAAGCTGAATCGAGAGATTAATGGAACAGAGGCTGCTTTAAGACAGTTGTCGAATGATACTAGAATGTTAGCTGCGATTGAAGCTAAAATTGCTGAACAACAAGCTAGACAAAAAGATTTTGGAGGAACCGTTACTAGTATTATTGATGGTTTGGATAAGTTGGAACGTGGTGAAATGTCAGTACAGGACTTCAATCAGCAAATTACTGCACCTTTGAGCGCTGTAGAAAAAATGTTTGATTCTGATCAAGATCTGAATAGGCAAGAAGGCGCTGATTTGATGAGAAGAATTCAAAGTAATGATCCATTGATTATGGGACAAATACGAAGAAAAACAGAAGATATTGCTAGACAGAGAGGGGTAGATACTAGCGATGCTGGAGCTATGGCCGACATTAGAGGCGAGGTCATGGATAACTTAATGACGAACTTAGCTGGTTCATTTTCCGGTTTGGCTGATTCTTTAGAGCTGGAAAAGTTGGGCGATATATTACGTGATAATTTGGATGAAATGTTTAAGGCTGAGAATGAAGCGGCCTTATTAGGTAAGGAGATGGAAAAAATAGGAGATATGCAGGTTGGTGTTATGCAAAAAATGTTAGAGCGCGAAGAAGCAGCTCTGGCTACGGTATTAGATAATGCGGATCAAGGATTTAATACGGCAGTCACGAATTTTGAAAATGCTGTTCAAGAGTTTGCGTTGATGCGTGGTGGGCTCGATGCTGCTGATATGGCATCGGTAGATAAAGACGTGGCTAAGGCTACAGCCGAACGAGATGCGGCTCAGAAGGCTTTCACTGAGTCACAAAATGCTCATGATACCAAAGTTAAGGAAGCACGAGAAAAAGCAGAACAAGAAGCGGCTAAAAAGGACGAAGGGGACATTAGCGACAAACTCAAACAAGAAAGAGTTAAAGCAGCCGGTGATGCGGCAGCAGCACAAGCAGAACGAGATTCGAAAATAGATCAACAGGAGAAAAAGAAGGCGTTGGATAAAGCAGAGGCTAATCTGGAATCCAAAACAGAATTCAAAAAGAAAATGGTCGCTAGAAAACAATTGCAAGATGATGAAGCCGCAAGAGAAAAGGAAAAGAAGACATCGCCACCACAAACTGCTCCAATACAACCCGCGCTTGTTCCTACAGAGGATCTCACCACAGCAGAGATAAAACAGAAAGAAAAAGAACAGCAAGCAGAAGCAGCAACAACAGCAGCTGATATAGCGGTTGCGGAACAGGACAAACAAGCCGCTACCATTCCTGAATTATCTTCTATAGTTCAGCTTTTAGGCGAAATTAAAAATTGTGTGTGCATGGGAACAGCCGGTCGGATGTGGGAAGCCGGAAAATCTGCCTATGGTGCAGCGGCGGGAGTGGTGTCTATGACTGATCCTTCTTCCTACGCACAAACAAAACCGGTGTGGCAGAAGGGAACGGGAACGAAAAAGAAGCGCATAAAAGGGAAAGTAGTGACTGATGAAGCTCTACCAACGGCCTCAGACGTAAAAACAGATGAAGAAAACAAGGAGGGGACTGCTGCTGGCGCATGTTGTTCAGATGTTCTTGTTCGAATGGATACGATTATAGGATTATTAGGTACTGGTGGTCCGAAGAGTGAAGCCAAAGACGTTGCTGAAAAAACTGCAAAAGCTGCTGAAAAAGAATACAAGATAGGCGGTGAAACGTATGTCAAAGGAGAAGGGGGACGACTTCAACTTAAGAAAAAAGATGAAGGAGCTGCTACTGGAGCATTAACTGGTATGATTGATGGCTTGACAAAAGTGTTGCAAGATGCCGGTGTTGATTTGTCGTCTTTACCGACTGCACTTTTCGACGCTATTCCAGATAGTTGGGGATCAATCCTAGCTCAGAAGGAAGACGAGCTTGACGATCCACGAAACGCTACAGTTCAGCCACCCGTAGCGAGGAACGATGTGGTAAAGATAGATCCGGCTACTGGTCGTCCTGTTGGGGCAACAGGTATAGATAAAGACAAGTACAAAGCCGACCGTAAGGCTAGTGCCGATGCAGCAAAAGACAACAAAACTTTAGAAAAAGTTATGAATAGGGATAAAAAGAAAAAGGAAGGTAAAGAGATTGCTCAATTGAAAAGTGATGCTATGTTGCGTCCCGGCGATACTGCTGGCAGACTAGCTGGTTTTAGAAATGCTGCGATAAACTCTAATAATTTGAGTATTAGAAATGCTGGATTATCTATGAATACAGGAGCCCTGTCTCAAGAAGTAAAACGACAACAAACACAACAACAGGTCGCAAATAATATTCAAGCTCAGAAAGACAGTACTGATCCACGAAACGCTCCAGTCAATCCACCCACACCATCAGATGTGGCTGGCGACAAAAATGCTGCCAGCGGTAATGTATTTGACGAGCTACGTAAGACAATGGAAGGTAAAGAATTAGCTGAAAAGATGAGTCTGGTGTTTGAAACCGGTGGTGATTATGTGGCTGAAAAGATTATGGGAGCATTTAAGGGAGCTATTCCACCAAAAATTGAAATGACAGGACAGCTAGGAGCTATTACTGTTCAGTTAGTTGGAGGTAAGGTTTTAGAAGATTGGAGTAAGGGTGTAATAAGTACAATTAGAGGTGAAATTAAAACTGCTATTGAAAAAGCTGTTAAACCAGAAGCTCGAAATGATCTTAGTGGTGATAGCGGCACCATTTCAGCATCTGAGCCTGCCAATTCTGATTTTTCTGGATCTTAAACCTACAAATTTAAAACTTAGTTATAAGGGGTATTGCAATGCCATTAGGCGACGGTATTACATTTAAATATGGGGATTATGAATTTAGCCCCAGACCATTATTTACGGTTAATAAAGAAGTTATAAAGACTCCTTCCAATACCGGTATCGCAACTAAGTACTCCCTTACCCTTAATGGAACCATACTTCCTACCGGACTAAACCTAGATGATAATAAGGGCGGTATGACCACTGTTCTCACTGACGCTCAAGATTTAAGAGACGCTTTTGCAAAAGATTTTGAAGTATTATTATTAAAATGTGATGATAAAGATCCTATTATTAGTGGATATCCTAAAGTAATAAATATTGATATAGCTAATGCTGCTGGTGACAATTATGTCAGACAAGCAACATATACTATTACTTTAGAACTACCGACTTTGATTGGTGCTCGCTCTGAAGCGGTAGGATTGGAAGGCGGTCAAGGAGACATGTCATCATCGGGACTTATATCCTTATCTCAAGATACTAGTATAGAATTTTTTAATGAGAGAGTGGGTACTGCTGCCGCAGATAGCGTTTTCAACGTACAGCTACCTTCGGTATTTACTATTACCAAAAATGTCTCAGCACAAGGCGATTCTTTAGCACCTACAGACACCGAAGATTATATTGATCCATGGCAACGCGCCAAGAATTATGTTCAATCTGAATTATGTGCAACGGGCGATTTTAGCGATTATTTTAGCGGCGTTATGTGTGTGGACGGACTAAATATTAGAAGTACTTTTAAAACGCTCTCTGTTAATAAAAGTGATGGGTCTTGTGCTGGCAGTCAAACATATATTGCTTTGCCTGCTACTGAGAATGGTGCTCTTGAAGATTTTGAGGGTAGCTCAGAACAGTCATCCGACACTCCTTTTACTAGTATTACTGTTAATGGTACTATTCAAGGTATTGATTATATTCCGTGTGGAAATGACTGTCCTCCAACAGGCAATGATAAATTTGAGGCAGCTTTGACGAAATGGGCAAGCGTTTCAGGATCTCTTTATAGCAGAGCAAAGAAAGTTTTAGAGAAGACAGCTCATCTCGATATCCGAGCCGCCAAACCCAGTTATCCATTACATCAACTACCTTTATCTAGTACTGTTGGCTATAATCCTATAGCAGGAACTGTGACCTATAGTTATTCTTATAATGATAGATTAGACTTTATAGATTCGAGCGCAATAACAGAAACGATTTCAGTTACTGAAAATGGTCGTCCAGACTTATATGCTTCAATTACAATCTTAGGAAGAGGGAGCAATGGTCCGCTTTTACAAAGCTTGGGAGCAACTGGTCCTCAAACGAAAGATGTTTCTGTTGATGTTATATATAAACCTACATCTGATTATACTAATATAAAGAGTGTATCGGCATATGATACTCTTTTCGCAGATCCAGACAATTCATTTGTTACTAGCGATACTGAAACTTGGGAGGCGGCAGCAGGACACTATACTAGAAGTAAGTCTTGGGAGATAGGATCATGTTAAATGTAGTTAGGAGAAGTTTATATGGCCAAACAGCCTAGTATTTGTGGTTCTATTCCCGGTGCTAAGTTCTTAGGTGTTAGCGTTGTGGACTTTAATGCCTCTGCGGGATGGGGAGGTCAATCTTCGGAAGTTACTATTAACTTAGCTGCTGATTGTAATGAGGCCTTTATTGAACCAACAGTAGGTCAAGCTGCTGTATTTTCTATGGGTAGTTTTTCTTTTTGTGGTTTAGTGCAGTCATGGAATTCCAAACAAGGTTCTGATGGTGCGCTATACAATGTAAAACTTATCTCTCCTCATCCTATTTTAGATAATACTCAGGTTATTTTGGATCACTACGAAGGTCCGGTCCCTTTTTATAATATTATTAATGTTTATGGATTTTTAGAATCTCTGGGTGGGAATTGTTCTCAAAAGGATTTTAACGGTACTATTTTTGGTGCTCCTGCTGGAGGGTTCGGATCATCTAACAGAACTAGTCGTGGTATTCCGTGGTACTTGATACAACAGAGCTTAGAAGCATTAACTGGTGGTATAGGAGGAAATGGCACATACTGTAAGGGTTTAGCCTTTAAGAACGATAGCTATATATTAGATCTTTCTTCCATTCCTCAAGCCAATAACAATTATCGTCTAACTGGACCGACAATGTCTGTTAGCGATATAGTGAATCAGGTTTGTGAAGATGCCGGTTGTGATTATTATCTGCAAATGTTTCCGGGTTTCGGCAAATATGTTATTAAGGTAGTAACTATAGCTCGTAAAAATCAACCAGCTATTAATGGTATTCAGTCATTTATTTCTGGTCAAAATGTAATAAGCAAAGCTCTAGGTAAAGAGTTACGTGCTGAAGTTAATTCAACCATGCTTATTGGGGGAAAAGTTAAACAGTATTATCAGTGTACAAACCAACAGGGTATGACTCCTTTTTGGGGTTGGGATGCTGAAGGTGTACCGTTAAAAGCTAAACAGGGGTCGGGTCCATTATCTTGGGAAGTAGAATTAGATTTCCGTAAAATTAATTTGGCTCTAAATGATCCTGTTCCCGGAAATAAAAATTGGGTTGGTGAAAATGAATTGAGAGCCGCAGCGGGTAATTATGAAAGCTTTCAAAAACTGATTCAGAATCCGGGCAATAAGAACAGTGTGCTTTATAAGTACTTTTCAGATACTTTGGGACTCAAACTTACGGATGTTGTAGGCGCTGATCCGAACGCTCAAGATAATGCGGCGGATATCAAGACTAGCACTAACGACGATGATCCGACTGGCGATCCTGCATCTAAAGCTCTTCGAGACGCCAAAAGCCTTCACCATTGGCTTAATTCCTATGTTTCAGACGTTTATGGTAAGCAGTTTTTAGTTTATTTTTCTTTGGATAGTGTTATTTGTAGGTCGGTTGATAGTGATACAGACCAAGTCACCTATAGTGATATAGTATCGACAGATGGTGCATGGCCAAGCGTAAACTACGCATCAGACGCGACGACTATATTAGGTTTAACTAATCCTAGCATAGCTAGCGATATGTTTAAGGACGATAGCGGTAAAGTTCAACCTATGGTTAAGTTTTCTAGTGGAGATGATATCAATACGAAAGGACTTAATAACGATAGCTTTATTGTAGATCCAGACAATAATGATATATGGATAAAAGCAACCGTCGATGAGAAGTGGGTTATAGGATCTCCCAAAGATCCTGAAGGAACTAAAGATAGTATCAGAGGGGCCTTGATTACTTTGTCCAATGGTATTGTAGACGTTGAAGCTGATGAGGACAGTATTGAAACTAATCGTCCTATAGATGTTTTCCAGAGTACTGGTAAGCTTACTACTAATGCATCTGTCGAGCAACAGGACGGCGTATCCAATTCGAAGAAAAAACTTGATGGTCAAGGTGCCACTGTTAATGCGTTGGGTCCAGCATATAAGCTTGATCCCGCAGGTATTGGAGTACCGCTGCAAAGTACTACGACTTGTTATGGTCCGTGGAAACAAGCCGGAGCAGACCCCGGCAGTACTAACGTAGAGGTTGACGAAGGGCTTGTTCCGTGGGAGTATGGTGGCTTTGATTCTATGAATGCCGCAGGTACTGCTAAGATTGCAGAAAGTTCGACTTGGCAGCAAGAGGCGGCAAGAGGAGAGGTTTCTGTTCCCGGCTTACCTACACGTACGTTGGCGTCAAACATTAATGACGGAGGTGCGGTAAGCAGCACTTATGACACACGAAAAAGAAGCATTGGTGGTTTTAACTATAGTTTTTATGGGTGGGGATCTACCCTAACAGGCGGCGCCGTTATATCTAATATAAGTGTTTCTGTGGGCACTAATGGCGTTACTACTACCTATACCGTTAATAGCTTTACTCCAGTTTTTGGTAGATTTACTAAAGGTAATGCTGAAAGACTTAAACAAATTGGTTTAAATCGTCAAAAAGGCGAGCGAGAAATGAGGGCACGTTCTGCTTTAAGGAATTTAATTCGTGCGTCTGAACGTCGTACGGACGTGGCAGGTTCTGTAGCTTCTGATATTGGTAAAGGCAATGTAGCTCCGAAAAGTCCTGCCGTGGCTTTTGTGGGCAAAATGCTTAGCGATAGCAGTGCTGATTTCCAAAGGAAATTAGTAATATCACCGACTAAGACCACGATGCCTTTTTATGCTAAATCAGAGGCTGATAAAACTTCTATGATGACTATGGATGGTTTTTTTAGACCCGTACAGTCCTCATCAAGCGATAAAGGTAATTTACCTAAAGTAGTTTCCAGTTTTGGAAGTTGTGGTAGCGTCGGCGGCGCAGATAGCAACCTGAGTAATAGCACTGGACCTCCTCCTCCGGTAATGGATGCCGAGGGTAATGCTGTTAAGCCGTTAGATATTACTGCTAAATATCTTAATTTTCTTACAAATCCTAAAGACATTGACAACACTTGGATTGGAGAAGACGATGGTCGTGCGGCATCTAGTACTAAAGGCCATGATATTGAAGGCGTAGCTAGAGGTAATGCGGGCGAAGAGTGGAGTTCTAACAATCCCGGTAAGTTATTAATGCAAAGTGGAGGAATGAGTGAAGGAGGTTCTCTGCAAAGTGATTATAATGAAGACTACAGATTTTTAGCTTTACGTGGTCCACTAATGATACATGGTTGGGGTTATGATCTTAATGGTAAGCCCATTCCTAATAAAGCAGGAGATTCGATAGGTAGTTTTCAGACTAGTTATTCTAATCTAAAAGACGAATTTAAGGATGATTGGTTGGCGAATTCTCGTACATGGCCGGTTGCTCCTGTTGATTTACGTTTTGATCGTAAGAGAGGTGTGTGGACCTCACCGAATGCTTTTAGACTTTATCAAATAGAGGTTTCGGGTAATATTGGTCCGGGGGCTGATGGTAAGGGTATAGTAATCAAAACCAAGAACGATATAACTTCTGGTGGATCACCGGTTGAAAGCCCCACTATTGATGTAGAAAATTGGACTAATACGCAAATTGAGTCAGGCGCAAAGGCTATGGCGTATTACGATACCGCCGAATGTAAATATTGGATTATACCTCCTCCTTCAGGAACAAGTGGCGTTTTAAAAGTCGGAACAACTGGATGTTGTGAAGATGCGTGCAATCCTTGTACGGGCTTAACGGGCTGTTTCATGATTGGAAGTGGTTTAGAAGGAAATTGGCCAAGCGGTTTAGGGATTGGAGATTTTGTAGTTACTGGACCAAAAATTCAGTCTGGCGATTGTCAGGGAACACCGCAAAATGAACCGGAGTCATTTGATAAACTTATCTTTGTGAGTGGTATGAGGTTGGCTAAGACCGATCCAAGTGGATGTACATGGAAAATTTCTGGCCCTACTATTCAAGAAAGTGGATGCGATAATAATGGCTCACGACAGGGATTGTCTAATTTGGTGATTGGAAGTGGATTAGGATTTTATCAACTATCACAACCAGAAGATCCTAATGATCCTGAAAGATATTGTCATGTTGAACTTACAGGGCCTAAAATACAATCTGGGAAGTGTGATGGTTCAACGCAGGGTATAGCAGAATCTTTTAGCAAGCTTATATTTGTAAGTGGTCTTACTTCTCAAAAGATCAGCGAAGACGGATGCGAATGGAAAATTGCAGGACCAAAAATTCAAAAGAGTGGATGTGGCACTACTGCGGAAGCTAAACCGTATGAGAAACTAATTATTGGTAGCGGCATAACTATGGAGTCAGACATAGACGGTAATGCTTGTCATATTAAGATTACCGGACCTAAAATACAATCGGGGAAGTGTAATGGCGCAGCCGAAGGTATCGCAGAAGCTTTTGACACTATTAGATTTATAAGTGGAATGCGAACAGTGAAGCGTGATGAGTGTGAGTGGGAGATTGCTGGTCCTACCATTCAAGAAAGTGGTTGCGAGAACGGATCTGTTGAGGGCCTATCCAAACTTCTTATTGGTAGTGGTTTGCATTATGAGAAGGTGAAAGATTGTGAAGTGGTTATTCATGGTCCTAAGATTAAGGTGACTGATTGTGAAAATCCTACCAATATTGATCATCACTTTACACAAATAACGTTTGTAAGCGGTATGCGGGTTAAACAAGAAGGGTCTGCTGGAGCAGATGCCTGTAAGTTTAACGTGGCTGGTCCTACTATTCAACATAGTCCTTGTGGTAGTAGCCCTGCAACTCCTGTGGCATTTAAAAATCTTGTTGTTGGGACTGGCTTACATTATGCTTATGATGCTACGAAATGTGAAATTGCTCTTACAGGGCCTAAGATTAAAGCAGCAATGTGTGGTAATCCTGCAATCGATTCCCAATTTCAGTCCGTTACATTCACTAGCGGTTTGCGTGTTATCAAAACTGATAGCCATGAGGCTAATTGTAATTTTAACATTGGTGGTCCGACTCTTCAAAACAACACTTGCGACACAAATGAAAATCCTGTTGCTTTTAGCAATCTCGTTATTGGTACTGGATTGACATTTGCAAGTGCGGATGGTGATTGTCACTATAGAATTTCAGGGCCTAAAGTGTCTCATACGCCGTGTGGTGGTGGCTCTAGTTTTGCAGATCAAGCTTTTGATAAGCTCATCTTTTCTACTGGATTATTTCCTCAGAAAGATGGTAATTGTAATGTTAAAGTTGCAGGACCGAAGGGCAAACACAATAATAGTTGTGTGACTGCAAGTTACGGAACAGAAAAGCATTTTTCTACACTAGAGTTTGGCAAAGGTATTACTCCTACTTGGACTTCTTCCTCTTGTACGTGGAAGATTGAAGGACCGGGAGTGAAGCTGGTTGATTGTGACGTTAACGACGGTCCATATTCGTTTCAAGAATTATGGTTTGGGAGTGGTTTATGGGTTGATAACTTTAACAACTGTATATTTAAGATTACCGGTCCTCATATTTATCAAGACGCACCCGATAACACCTGCTTATCAGAAGATACGGCAAAAAAGAACGTTCCTGAGTTTAGCTTTACAAAGCTAAATGTTGGTGAGGGAATTTTACTGGAAAGAAATGATTGTAATGCCACAATTAGCGCGTCAATGTATATTGAAATGAAGGACAGTTGTGATCATCCCGATATCGCCCCTTCCAGATTTGAAAAATTAAATATTTCAACGGGATTAAAACTTACCAAAGAAGACGAGTACGATTTATGCTATAAGATCACAGGACCACAAATTGGTACGGAAGGTCAGCAGTGCGACGAAACTGCAAAGATAGAGCCGAAAGAATTTTATAAATTAATAATTTCAGATGGATTATTGCTTGAAGAGAAAGATGCTGGTAAATGCGAGTTTACACTAAAAGGTCCAACTGTATCATCACCAGCGTCTAATGGCGACAAGTGGAAAGCTGGTGAAAAATGTGGTAGCGACGAAGCGCCAGTTCATTTTTGTAACTTAGAGATTGGTGATGGTTTGGAGCTGAGGGACGGAACGGAAGGGGCAATAAAAGACGACGCCAGCAAGTATATTGCAAGTTGCGGAATTCAGATTGGTAAAGTAGGCTGTGGAGAGGTGGTTGGAGAGAACGTTGTAAAGGACGTGAAGAAATGGAGCAACGAGCTTTGGATTGGTAAAGGGTTAGATTTTAAAAACGATGATGGACCCATTACTATTAGCGGTCCTAAGATTCTAGCAGAAGATTGTAACACTACACAGGAGGCAAAACCATTTGCAAAACTATCGTTTGGAACAGGGTTAATACTTACGGAAACCGAAGCAGGCGATTGTGAGTTTAAAGTTGTGGGTCCACAATTAATAGATCACGACGGAACAACATCTTCTTTTCAGAGCTTGACAATAAACAAGGGTTTAAAGATTGAGGGTGTAGGAACCTGTACTCCAACGCTCGAATGGTCAGGACTTCCTTTAGGCTCTGTGGGATGTACCGCACCTGCCGATGGGTGCGAAGGTCAGGAACGTGTGGTTCAGTGCTTACTGGTTGGAGATGGCTTAGAGTTGGCTAGCACAGAGGGCGTAACAAATACAATAAAAGGCCCCAAAATTGAGAATAAGTATTTTAAGAATTTGACGCTAAGGGGAGGTCTAGAATTATTGCCACTGAACGAGGGAGTTGACGATTGCCGGTGGATATTAAGTGGCACACCGGGGTCGGGGGGTTCGGGGATAAAAATTGCGTCAGTAGGTTGTAATGATGATGGAGCTACCGTAGGCTGTGAAGATTTTGGCGGCTGTTTGGTTTTTGGTACTGGGCTGCACGGGGCGTTTACTGACCCTGAAACGTTTACAATTAATGGGCCGACTGTTGCTACTAAAGCTGGAACATGTGGCGATTCGGTTACGACAACTTACTTTGAAGGTTTAACGTTTGGTAGCGGACTTCAGGTAACGGAGAAGAAAGATGGGGAAGCTTCTACCTGTGTGTGGGAAATAGATGCTTGTGGAACCAAGATAGGCGAGACAGGGTGTGCTGAAGATAGTGCTACGAATACAGAGTGCGCACCAACTGATTGTATAATGATTGGTCCCGGACTAAATCTAGAAGACGGATCACTAGTTAAAGGCACAAACTTTGATGGAACATTTGCTAAGAAGTTTACATTAAAGAATTTGGAAATAACAAGTTTAGGCGTGCAGGAAAATAAAGACTGCCATTATATGCTATCGGGCTCAGCCCCAACAAAGATTAAAACAGGCAATGACAACTGTGAAGGTGGTATGTCCGTTACTCCTTGCAAAGAGTTAGCATGTCTAACTGTTGGAAGTGGGCTGAGAATAGCAGCAGGTGGCGGCGCAGATGGCAATGGCAATTATACTATCGAAGCTTGTGGTAGTGGTGGTGGTTGTAGTGAGGGTCACACCGAAGACATTGCGTTAGTAACCGACGTGTGTTGTAGTGGAGCACAATTTATTGCTATAAAAAGAACATTCGTGTTTGAGGATGGTTGTTTAAAAAGTGTAGGAACACCCTCGAACAACTGTGATAATGGTGATGATTAAAAAGGATTTATTATGAGTGAAAAACTTATTAAAACTATTGTTGACGGTGTGACCGGCGAAGCTCCAGAAAAACCATGCTGTGTATGTTGTGGGTCAACACAATCAAGCTCATGGACCCGGTATGGTTTCGATGCGGCAGATCTTGGTGAGTCGTGTCATTGTGGATGTTGTCCATGTCCTCCTGAAGGGGGCTTGACCTTTACCACTCATGCCTGTGTTACTATGGCTCCTCATTTTACTACGATTGAAGGACCAGTAGCTAGTTATGACGTAGAATGGAAAGAACATAAATGCGAGGGCAATATCCAATTTGATTTATCGCAGGGGGATAGCGAATGCTATAAGACACAAGCGATGGCGGTTGAGAATTCTCCTAGCGATAGTACGCAGTGGCAATGTCGAGCGGGGACGAAGGACACTTGGGAGCAGAATCAGGGCATAGGCCCTAAGGGTGCAGAGTATACAGATTCTGCTAAAAAGGGTAAGTATAAAGAGGCATGGGGATATGAAGGAGTTATTTGCAAGGGTGATATTACAACACCTGATCGACCCTCTTATAGTATTCCGGGCGAATGTGGTGGGATGGGTATAATAGCTTCTTTATGTTGTTGTCGAACTGGATTTACCAACAACTACGTTCAAAGCATTCCTGCTGATCATCCCTGTGCGCCTGAGTTTCGAGATGGAGCCCAAGCTGGTACATTCTTGGCCTGTCCTAGATCTGATCACGCTCCGCTCACCGACAACATAGGAGGCCCTGCTACTCATGGCAAGCGTGCAGGATTTGACTGTAATATGGATTGTTTTACATTTTCTATAGCACCTAACGAAGAACAGTATACGTATACATACTACACACCCGTGCTAGACTTGGAGGCACCATGTAAACAGAATGATGACGTAGTGTGTCTGCAAGGCGTGCCGCCAGAATATAAGTTAGAAACAAAGACTGCAACTTCAGCCTGCTCTCCATGTGTGTATAAATATGGCGAATGCCATGGCAATCGTTGGTCTTGGGGGGGACCACATTCAGAGTCTAGTCTGTTTTCTCCTTCTTCAGTGGATGCCGGTACAGCACTATCGGCTAACTCACGAGCCTCTAACACCTCACAGACTTTTGATATGGATATGATTCCTCATAATAGTGCTGTTAAATCTCCGATGGGAACTCATTTTATTGTAAGTGGTCAATGCCATACTGATGAGCAAAATTTTAAATTGGTGGTAGTTGGTGCGTGGTTAATGCATTGTGATTGTCAAACAGGTTATAACGATACCGACGCCGAACAACGAAGAGGTGTTTTTTGGAAAGAACACAATAATTGTCGTGCTAGAACAAACGGCTGTGACCAACGTCCCGTACCAACAGGCGAGAATACAGCCACAATACCTACAAATGAGCGCACAACACTCACTATCGGAGTTACTCAGCCTATGGCTAGCACTTACCCATGTTATACCAACAACTGGACTGCTGTGCCTGTTGACCCGGTGGGTTGTCGGCCCATTGAAAACTGGGGGGGCGAACCGGTTCCGTGTGGGGATAACTTAGGCTCGTTAGAACCGAACAGCCCATATGATCCACCCAACTGGGCTTCTGAGTGTGAGAAAGGCGATTACTATCCTTGTGCGAAATGGTGGACTTCTCTCTGGGGTTGTTACGAGAACATTATCCCGTTCGATCCGATTGAATGTAAAACAGTCGGATGGGAGTCGCTGCTGCCTTGGAAGAATGGTATAGTAGGCACAGCAGACGGTACAGACATCGACTGGGGTTGTTGGGTTAATTATAATCAGTGTGGTCGGGACGTGAACTGTGGAGATGGAACTGCTGTTGCGGAATCATATGGCAAGATATTATGTCGAGAAGCGGACGGCGAAGACACATGTGTTAGTATGTGTGAGAAAAATGAGCCGGTGATTATGTGGTATACAGGAATTATACAGGAAACATCAGAATAATAATAGGAGGAGCTAATTGGATGAATAATCAGAACAATCAAACAGAAACTCAGATTCCAGAATGTCAATGTGATGGTCCGGGGTATTGTCCGGTGTATAAAACAAATATGAGTGAAAGCACTTATAAAAGCTGTAAACACAGTCCTAAATGGCGTAAAGATTCTATACAATTTTTTAAGACTGTTAATAGTCCTAACTTTCAAGATCATGTAAAAGACCTTCCTGATTATAAGAAAATATTACAGTGGCAAGAAGACTATCAACAACAACAAAAAGAGGAACAAAGTAAAAAATTAGAATGGTTAAAAGACCGACAACGAGAAGAGCTTGAGGCGCGGGAAGCCGCAATGAAGCTATATCAAGAGATTCGTCAAAAACAAGAAAAGGCCTATATTGATACACTTACTCCCGAACAACAAGAGGAATATTTCCAACAAAAAGAAAAAGCAATCGCCCATCATAAGTTAATGTCTGAACACAATGAACAAGTTAATAAGGTGCTAGCCAAAATGGAAGAACAAGGTATTACTCCTGATAAATATGATGATATATTAAAGGCAATGGCCGAACAAGGTATTACTCCTGAAAATTATGAAGAAACAACAGACGGTTTAGGAGATAAAATAAGTAGCGTATTATCTACATTGGGAATTGGTGAAGATACTGTACAACAGTGGTTAGGTATGAAAGAGGGATGTGGATGTGATAAAAGAAAAGCGTTTTTAAATAAAATTCTTCCTTTCAGAAAAAAACAAGAGTGATCTATTGGCTCGAAAAAAACGTAAAAATAATAATACTGACAATGCTAACTATTCTTTACAAACAACCTTACAGCCTAAAAGTCCGAACCAGTCTCAATACTTAAAATCTATTCATCGTTCAGATGTTGTATTTTGTTCAGGACCAGCAGGCTCAGGTAAAACGGCAATTGCTGTTGGGGTAGCATGTCAGTATCTACTAACTAAACAAGTTGAGAAAATTGTTGTTGCACGTCCTACTATCGAATCGGGACGTGGTCTTGGTCATTTGCCCGGAACTTATACAGCAAAAATTCAACCTTATCTGATTCCAGTCTTGGAAGAAATGTCTAAATATTTATCATCAGAAGCACTCCGTGTGTTTCGTAATTCTAATACTATTGAGTTATGTCCCTTAGAATATATGAGGGGAAGAAATTTTCATGACACATTTATGATTTTAGATGAAGCTCAAAATGCTACATTTGATCAAATAAAAATGTTTTTAACACGCATTGGTCGTAACTCTAAAGCTATAATAAATGGAGACCCTCAACAAACCGATCTTTATGATAGTATGAAGGGCGGCTTTGAAAAATGTATAAATAAGTTAGATGGACTAGACGGTGTATCGATATGTAGCTTAGAAGGCACCGATATAGTACGTAACGATATTATAGCTCAAATTTTAAATCGACTTCATGGTTGAGTAATATTACCTACGTGAGAAAATCCAATGAGTGGTAATGGTCCCTTAAGAGAAGATAGGACTATAGAACATCAAATTCGGAAGTATCAACGTGCATTGGGAATGATTCAAAAAACAGACTACAATGCGGGCAGCTACAGGCCGGGGCAAGCATGGGGTGGAGATAAGATTAAACGGCAAGACATATTGGCGTATGCAGATAAAATTATTAATTTAAAAAAAAGATTATATGAATTGACTGGTAGATGTTCTCCTTTACGCCCTAAATGGCCACTTTAATTGGCTATGTTGAATAATTGTTCAAGGGTTTTATTAAATTGGGGGTAGTTGAGGTCGCTATATTTTAAAACATCCGTCTCTACGTCCGATATGAGGATTGTATGGGCGGCTGACGCAATAGGAAAGCCAGTTGCTTTTTGCATTGCGGAGAACTGACTGTCCGATCTGATTACTTGTTCAAAAGATGAGTCGTTCACTCTTACTTGGATTATGACTAAATCGTCTTGCGGAGGACAGGTTTTTTTAAATATGTCGATAATTGACTTATCATCTAATCCGCTTTCATGAATTAAAAAATTAACTATCTGATGGTGTTGAGGATATCGTAGCGTTTTATATGAACAGTTTAATACACCACGTCTTTGCATCGTGTCAATAGTATGCGATACTCCTCCACTTGTATAGAAACCTTCTAAGGGTCCAATATCACTATAAATTGGATACTCGTATCCTTGCATACCATTAACCATAATCTGTTCACCGTGTCGTAAGACTTTGCAACGATCACGATATTCATTCACTAGCCCATCATAAGACCAAGTGCAGCCATATTTTAATGTGTTCTGCGGATGTTGTGGTAAACCACCCACCCTCATTTGAATATCAGTAGGAGTTGTATTGTGTTTAGATATATATTTCTGATACATATGTTCCGCAATTATATTAACCCATCCGGGAGCTAAACCCAAATCTGTCATTATTATATTGCGAGATTGCTGCTTACCAAAATGATTAATAGATTGGCTTGTTTGTACATTACCCCCTAAATCACAATAAGCAATATTATTAGCTATACAAAACCGCGCTAATGATAAATTTTGATGAAACGGTAACGAAGAAATAACCATATCACAGTTGTTAAAACACTTAAACGATTTTGCGCGTATAAACCTATGTGGACGTTCTGGTAATAGTTCTTGACATTTATAGAGACAGTGTTGTTGCTGGTCTAAAATAACAAGACTATAGCCTAACTTATCCATAGCCCAAGCAACAGCCCGTCCCATGTGTCCTGATCCAGCAATACCTACTGTAATATTTGCCATACGATCTAACCTTATTTACATTGTACTATTGTGATGATAAAGCAGCTGCTTGATACAATCCGTTAGATACAGCAAATAATGGTTGTTGTGCATGTTTAATTTCAGAAATTGGAATGGGGAATTCATCATCAATTAGCTCTCGTAACCTTTCTACAAAACCTACAACTAATGATGTGCCGCCAGCAATCACTATCGGCATTTCCATAGTAACATTTGGCAATTCTTTTTTAGGAGTTCTTTCATATAATACTTTAAACTGTTCTACCACATAACTAAGTAATGATTCATAGTATACTGAAATCGCTTGTTGAATACCATTGGTCGAATCATACAGGCTGAAACCTGCTTTTTCTTTAATACTGGTTACTACATTATGTGTTTCATCAGTATGTTGTGCTGCGTGTGCATCTATCCAGTCTCCACCCCTACTAAGACTAAAGGAAAATACTGGCATACCCATAAAGGAATAAACAATATTACACATTCCAGCTCCAAAACTCATACCAATACCTGTATATTGAGTATCGGCTAGCTCCGAATAAATAATCGCCAAGCCTTCGGTCATTACATTAATATTTTTATATCCTAAGTCTGCAAAAACACCATTAAGGATTTGCTTATGGTATTCTACATCATAGTCAGCATCAATAGGTTCAGCAGGAACACAATAATAAAGCACATCGTCGTCTGAGGTAGGTCGTCCTGCAACAGCCTTGACTAATTCTCCAACCATTAGATTAGACACTGGTTGTTTGGGATTTAACACACCCTTTGACATTGGACGTAAGCATTCCTGATGAAATAGGCTAGCAAATTTGAAAGCATCATCACCTAACACATATATGATATCGTCAACTTTTACATAGTGTGCCCCGGAATTTTTTAGCATATTTTCACCAAACTGATTAGCTGCTCCTTCTAAAAATTTCGAAGGGTTCAGTTTGAAAAAGGCGTCTCTAATTTTTCTAAACTTGATTTGATCGCCTTCTTTTTCGGCACAGGAAATAAATCCTGTTCCAATATCTACGCCTATAGCACGATGATTTGATGGCACGGTTATATTATCGCTCATGGAAAATACCTCATATATTTTTGGATGATATGATTCAACCTCTTGACCATGGTGATTGTGGCTTTCGTTTTCGGCGTTGTTGCTAGCTGGAGGTGTGGGAGGTGGTTGAAAGTTGTCACCCCTATCTAAATCGATAAAGGTTTCTTGTAGTCCAGATATCTTTCTAATCCTTCGTCTCATGATTATACACCTCACCTATGCGTTGTTCGCCAAATGAAGTTTCAATTTTAGGCGGTTTGAAATTGATGGCTTTGTCGGCCAAATTTTGCATTTCGTCTTTGCGGCCTGTTTCGCTAATTTTTTTGTCTTTGTCTATTTTTTGCTTATAGCCATGATTAAAATATTTATTTGCCATATACAAACTAATGATTATAAATATAAAAGGCCAAAAAGAATATGCTAAACTTTGTAAAAAAATTTCAAACGCATTTACAAACATTGTCGTATTCCTCTATTTGTCTTCACCAATTTTAACTTTGATTTGTTCAGCTTGTTGTACATATCCGTTTGTTTGACATTTACGACATGGGTTTTGCCAAATTACACCTCGACCATTACAAGAGGCGCATGGATGCTGTTGTAGCATTGTAGGTCCATGTCGGATTGTGATAACGCCTGCGCCTCTACATTCTGCGCAATGAGTTTTTTGTTCTCCTCCTATACCACGGCAGTCTGGACATGCTATATTTCGGTTATAAGCTATGGTGGTAGTAGCACCATTTTTTATTTGTTCTAAATTAGCTCTTAAATTAAATTGAATTTCACTATCGTCTGTGTGAAGTTTAACCGGCTGTTGTCGTGTTTGACGATTGGAAAACTGAGAAAAAATATCTCCAAAAGGATGACCACCCTGCGTAAATAAATTGGTAAGATCGGCAGGATTTATATGGTGTGGGTGTGTAGGCTCTGGCGATGAAGGTTGTTTATTGGATAAAATATCATATGCCTGTTGAGCTTCTTTGAATTTATTTGCATCTCCCCCTGTATCTGGGTGGTGTTGACGTGCCAATGTCAAATATGCTTGTTTAATATCATCGGGAGTAGCGTCATTGGCTATACCCAATACTTTATAAGGATTCATATGTCATATTGTATTTCATATTGATATGTATTGTTATAATACACTAAACTGTGTTTAAGATCTGGGTTTATAAATAAACCATCCAGAATCTGGTAAATATCCGCGATTTTTGTCAGCATACGCCTTTTCGTTGATACGTTGTTCTTGTTGTTTAGTAGACAATTGATCCCATTTGATCTTAGGAAAAATTAAGCCTCCTTTTTTGGTGCGTCCGAAGATTAATTTAGCTCTACAGTCTTGACATACTATTTCCAACCAATCATTGTCAGAATTGTCTAATCTGCATACAAACTTAATATTGGCAGACCCACATGCGCCGCACCCCTTGTATTGAAAGATTTCTTGTATGCGTGCAATTTGTTTAAATAGTTCATCTTCCTGTTCTGCTTCTACATCAAACCATAGGCTGTCAGTAGCTTTTATTCTAGCTTTCATTGGGAACTCCCGTAAAAATTGGTTTTCCAGTTATCATCATATCCAATATATGATTTGGGAATATCTGTTGGTGTTCGTTGAAAGTCGGACAATTTACTAATTAATAACCTACCTTCAAGATTACGTAATTCATTAATCTTTGTAATTTTATATTCAGCCGTAACAAAAGGCACAACCGAGATATTAAGTCGTTTACAAAGTTGGTTTAAAGCCAAAATTTGTTGATCATTGACTAATTCATCATTTGTTAAACTTTCATCTTCATCTTCATTTTGTAACTCTTCAGCAGTTACTACTCGAATTTTTAAAGCACGTCTTAATGCCTTACCTTCAGCCCTAGTGTCCGCAGTAGCAATTAAATGATCTTTAAATGGATAGGGTGTTTTATGATAAAGTACATCAACACATCCATCTACGGATATATTTTGTCTGCTACTATACTTATTAATAGCTAGAGTATGACGGATAGTACAGCGTTGATTATTTTGAGACGTTGGTGTTTCGACAATGTCGCTTTTGGATTGTACGATTTCTCCAAAACATTTTTCAGTAATGCGACGTAATCCGTCAACGGTGGGCGCCCCGTTAATGAGTTCGCTATCGGACAGTTGATCTAATAAATATTCCGACCATTCAGGGTCAGACTCATGTGGTCTTTGATCATCTATCTCTTGTCTTTCAAAATCGTCCAGATACTTTGATTGTCCTTCTACCATTTCTACCATGTCTGACAATTCGCTCGTACTGTTCATAGTTCAAAATACCTTTCATTTTCCTGTGGATATTTCTGTCCAATTTGATCTAACAACCCCAATAACTTTTGTAGTATGGTTCGCATATATCGCTGAGTTAAGGATTTGTCCTGTTTGATCCTGACCATAACTAAATTGCTTTGTAAAATTAATCCGGTTTTTTGTTGGTCTGCTTTAATATTGCGAGCTAAATTTTCTTGACCCCATACAGGTTTAAAGTGCGATGGACCATCTACTTCTATTGCTACTTTATACGTAGGTAAATATAAATCTATTTGTAAGTTATGGTTTTGCAGCCAATGCTCTTTATGGAATTCAACTTTAATCTTATGTTTGCCTAATTCTGACAATAAGAAATGTTCTAGCTTGGAACCTTTACGACTACTTTCACGAACTGCTTCTTGAGCTTGCAATATGAGATTTTGTTTTTCTATATCTGTTTTTTGTTCCCACGCCTGTTTTCCAATTTTCGATCTATGTAATTTTTCTTTTTCGGTTAATCTATCCCATACCAAGCCTTGTGATTCGCTAATTTTTTGTTTAGTATCTTCAGAACGTTGTTTGCCTTTAGTGGGATGTTTGGCACGCCCATTGTCTAGAGCATTTTTTTGTGCGTCTGTTGCCTTCCTTAATACTATACCGTGCTTTTGTAGAATACGACGAATTTTATTTGGATATGTATTCAATTTTTCCGCAATTTGATACGTACTCCATTGTTTTTGTTGATATAGTTCTAAAATATATTTTTCATTTTTATTCATTGTGATCAATCTCTATAAGTGTTTTATAATTCCATTCCGGCATTATATATTCAGGTTTTTTAAATAATTGTGTAATTAACTTAGCATGTGTGACACTTCTTGCAATTAATCCAATATCATCATTTAATAATATCGATTTAATATGTGTAAAAGATAACTGCTCTATATATGGCCATTCTAAATGATATAAATATATAAATCGACGTTTAGCGTTGGGAATATTTTGTAAGCTTTGGGCTTCGGTAAGGTCATCTGTGATTAGGATATCCTTAAAATATAACATATGAATTCGAGGTAAGACATTTGTCATTATCCGGGGGTTTAAAGTGGGATCTACTTCATTGCAAAATAAACAGTTCTGTGTTGTAGTTTCCTTAGTTAATTTATTTAAACTATTAATCAGAAACACATTTTGATCTGATTTGTTTATTTCAGATTTTAACACACCAATCATAGTAGGGCCTCTTGGGTTTTTAGCAATTCGTGAGAAATTTCAACTTCGCCTATCCTATTGAAGAGTTTAGAGGTAAATATGAAAGATGTATTATTACATGCGCTTTTATATATTTGGGTAATATATTCTTTTTTAGCTAATTCATTGCTGAATAAGGTATGTAAATTTTGTTTTAAAATATTAAGACTCGAACAATAGATAAGGTCGCTATTGGTGGGATGAGTACACAAAGTGGGCACTTTTAAATATGCTGCATCCCACGCATGTTCATTAGCGCCTATGTCAATAACTATATTAGCGGACTTTAAAAAAATAGCCCTATCTATCATATTAACTTTACCAATATAGTTGTGTAATGGTACAGGCTGATCGCCTATAATTTTTGTGCAATATTCATTAGCTAAATAGGACAATAGGTCGATAATATCACTATCGATACCGGAAGTGAAAGTTGTATCAATCAAAATCTCCGATTTATATTTGTCTATATATCGTGCATCATAAATATCTGGGATATTAGCCATTGCTGTTGGGCGCATAACGTTATTTTGACTGGTGATGATAGAATCATTACTGGACAAATCAATGATAGCAGATGGAGATTGCGGTAGGTTAGTAGGTATGGGCTGATCAGTTACAATAAGAACATATTTAAAACTAAACTCGTTACATACTGTTGCAAATGCTTGATTGATTTGTGATGTGTGTAAAAATATAATCTCGGGTTGTAATTCGTCAAATACATCTACTATGGATTTTTGTGAGTTCCACATAAGCGTATTGATATTGTCATTTTTAAGCGACTGTAAGCATTGAGCTACATACTTTGTAATTAATAACGGTAGGGTAGGAATAACAATTTTCATAATAAAATTTCTTTGGCCTTTTCTATATCTTTGGAATTATCAATATCAACAATTTTTATATCTGGGTGTTGGATACATTTGAAAGAACCCCCTTTATATAATATTTGATTAATAATTTCAAAACCAAATTTGGTATAATTTTTTTCATCCCAACATAATTGTTTTAATAGTTCCAGCTCTTGGTTCATAAATACTGCTATTTGTCCCCACTTATAAGGTAGGTCATACATCAAATTTGCAAGTTTGTGAGTTTTATGATCTATAACACATCCTACTTCATTTTCTCCCATTCCCTCATCAGCAACTATAATACTCGATTCTTTTAAATCAATACTTTTGATCGCAGCAGAATTAAATACTAGGTCGCCGTATATAATTAGAACTTTTGAAGCTGATGAAAGCACACGTAAGCCCAAACCAATACTACGAGCTACATTAGTTTCGGTGTATCGTTCATTTTCGATTTTGAGAATATCGGACGGAGTTTCATTCATTAGCGCATTAGCTTGGAAACCACAAACCAATACTAAGGTTGTCGAAGTACCAAAATATGTTTGTACTAGATTGATTTGATTTTTAATAACGGTAGAATTACCTATTTTTATTAGTGGCTTAGGTCCATACGACTTCATTCTACGACCCATACCAGCCGCAGGAATTATCACACCTACATTATCTTTTTTAAATTTCATTACGTTTGTTTATGATCTCGATATTGTTTGAGCGGGGTCGCTATGGATTGAAATTAAAGGAAGTGCGATATGAAAGATAATATGGCCTTGCTGTTGTAGTTCTCTTAATTGTTTTTGCATTAGTTGGGGCTCATTTACAAAGCGTATTTTATTTACTATGGAGCTATTTATAAAAAAGGGTATGTTATTCTCAGATTGAGGATGTATATATGTATAAGATGTAAAATTAGGTCGTATGAATAACAAGTCACAGATCACGATATCGATCTGACTATCTTGCTGAAAAAATTCCACAATAGTTTGAATACTATCATCATAAGTATAGCTATAGTTTCCCGGCACAAATCCATATATATCAAAATCGGACTTCCCTTGAGTGGATGGAGTTCTAATTTTAGTATTATAAAAGTCAGCATCGTTGTCAAACGATATAGCTGTATCGAGATTAAATTCTGTAAATAAATTTCGATACGTTTGCTGTGGCACATACCCCATGTTGTTCTGGGTTTGACCTACAGCAACTAAGACGTTTGGAGACTTGGACATATATCTTCTACCTTTTTAATTAAATGAGGCGCGTCATCATAATGGATAATCTTAGTTTCTAAAGGAATATCAAATGAGTTTCCTGCGTGTTTAGCATGAGCTACTTTTAATGCTCCTCCTCCTACGTTGTCAGCGTTGGGTAATAACACTGTAAAAGCCTGCATATTGTCTTGTACGGCGGTATGTATTTCTTCAGAAAATTCAGAAGGAATAGGACTTCTACTTTCGAAGCATATATAAAACATAAATGGTATTTGTTTAGTACTATCATATATAAGATCCACAACCTGTATGTCTGTTTGGTCGGTGGCTTGAACCGTTTGTACTCGCCAGTACGCAAAGCTATACTTGTTAAATAATTGTAATAGCTGTGGAGTAATAGCAACTTCGGAATGTGAACGGTCTACTAGAGTTACAATTTTAGGCTTAACCTTTTGTTGTTCTAATTCCGATAATCGCATTTTGGCATCATCTATATTGTCATCCTTGCGTAAAAATACAATAGCATGATATGGAATGTTGAGCTGTTGTTGAACAATAGAAAATATTTCTTGATCATCTTTACCTTTATACTTTTCATGTGCCCACTCCTTATTGCGATAATATATACATGCCTTACCTTCTATAATATAGGACGTGGTATTGTCATGTGTTATGTCGGATATGGGTATATTGGCATTGCGAAATTGTTCTAGGCGACCCGCCCTACACCCCGTTTGCTTGTTGTTTTCATCATATTCTGCAAACACACAATCTAAACAAAATGTTGATGAAATAGGCACTAATCTATCTGAATCGCTCATGGTCTTTTGGCTCGCAAAATAAAGGAAAAAGTGTCGATGTCCATAGCAACGTGCTCAATAACGTAACCACGTTGTTCTAAAAAGGCTTTCAGGAACTCTGCCGAGTGATACGAAATACTACCTTCTAAGATAGAGGAAAATTTCTGTATATCGATTTCTCCCCAATACAAACCCTTTGCAAGCAATGATATATCTATAGCATGAATATTGAGAATTCCACCATGTCTAAGCTTACTTAACACATTCTCTAGTTGTTGGATAGATAAATATTGTAGCACATGCTGCATCATAATACTGGTGCATAAACCATTATTTACTTCATCAATTTTATCTAACAATATGTTTTGATGATCTGCAATAGAGGGCGAATCATTCATAGTCGATGTAATTAGATTAATCTTCATAGCTGTCCTTCTTATAGTGTGGGTATTGGATGATATATAGTCATTCGGATTGCTTGGAGTGTATTTTGCCACCGCGATATGAATTTATCTAGAGAATGGTCTTTAACGATCTTTTGTCGTGCATTTTGAGCAATTGTTTGCTGTAAATTTTGATTTTGTTCTAAGAGAACAAGCGCCGCAGGTAGATCGTCTAGACTATGAAGTAACCAACCTGTTTTTTGATGTGTAATAATGCTGGCGATATCAGGAGTATTTAAAGCTATGACAACATTTTCAGCCGCCATTGCTTCTAAGGTTTTTACGGTAATATGCTTATACGGATTAATAAAATATTTAGTAGTATTAACGATAGGCGTGTTTGTGTCGTCACGATCAGTGGGTAATATATCATGGGTGTTATTAACATATGAAGCTACCACAGCTCCTATTTGTGCCGGAATATTATTATCGAGAGCAATTCCTTTTTTATTTTTTGGATTTATACTGTTAAACTTGTTAACATCAACACCTATAACAATAGTTTGCGCAACTGTCAAATTATTATGTGACCACGACTGTTGTATGTCTGTGTGGTTATAAACGGCTAAGGCCGCATGTCTGTTAAGACGATTAAGATCAATATTGTGCATGTCTTCTAAAAAGTGATGAGGTCGTATAGATTCTTTAGAGCACATATCTACAATAATAATAGGAACTTGTAGCTGTCGAGACAAAAGAACAGCCTCATCATACTGTTCGGCTCTGTCATAACATATAATAAAGTCTAAAGGAGGAGAAAAGACGTTATAAGTATGTACGTTCGCGGGGCGTTTTTCTATGATATTGTTCCAAGGATGCTGCGGTAGTATATAAAACTGATGCTGCGTAGACGATAATAACGAAATATATTTTTCATTATTTTTACATATACTTAAAATATGTAATGGGGTCTCTAGATTGTTAGCCCTATCAACAGAGCGTATAACATTTTTGACCGGTACTGTTGTGTTCATAATTATATATTTATCAGATTGTTATAGGAAGTGTTGTGTAAATATTGTCGTAATTGAGAATTAGCACGTCTTTTTTTATCGCGTTGAAATTTATCGGTATATACTACCTTCATCGTTTCTGACAGCGATTTGACAATCGGTCGATACCATGATTCGCCCGTAGTGTATCTGTATAAACCGGGAGGTGCTGTATTAGGAGGTAGTGTACAAAGATCTTCATATGAATTGACACACCAAAAGTGTTCATCACCTAACCATTCATGTAAGGCGTTATTTTGATTAATTATTGGCGTGTTTTGATAGAGCGCCCCTTCTAGTATTGTAGATGTGTGTGTCATCGCATAGTCCAGATGAATCATACAGTCACCATCTTTGTGCATAGCCAATCTTTCTGTTGGTTGTATCATACCTTGTTGAGGATTTAGGACATGTACTAGAGGATCATGTAATGGTGAATTTTTAAATGATATGCGTTTTCTATAACTATCGAAAATTTCCTGTATATTATTGGGGGGCGTGGGCGTATCTAAGTATACTACTAAAGCTACTGGATCTTGTTTAGTAAATGTATTTAAATATGCAGTATAGATTTCTTTAAATCCCGATCTATCGCTATGTATATTGCCTATGTAGTAAAATATAAATCGGTCTTTTATAGCGGGGGTGTTATTACGTATTGAAGGTACTTGCGGATCTGGTGGTAAATTATCTAAATTTAAAACGGGAGGCATAGGCTTAACTATAGTAGATATCTTATAACGTTGGAAGATGTCTTGTAAATTTTTTGCTACGATTTTACTATCTACCCATATTTCATCCATTAAATTTTCTACGTTTAAAGCAACTCTTGGAATATCGTTGGGAATAGTTTCGTGATGAAATATACCTATACGTTTTTTAAATTCTCCTTGATACACAGCAAAAGAGGGTAGCATATACTGAATTAGTATATCATAATTTTGATTTTCGTTATTGACAAATTCTGATTTCTCAATATGCGCATTATACGTAGGAGAAGAGTTTAAATATATGGGACGAGATACTATGTTATGTTCAGTTTGATTTAGGTAGTGTAGTATAAACTGACTTCTATAGCCCCACTCATCCTGTTGTCTATAGGGTCCGACAAATAAAATGTTCATGATCCTATAATCCTCTCGTGTCTTTGATATGACTCTATTAAAAATTGTTCACGATCCATAGACTGTTGTCCTACTCGCACAGACTCTATGATATTTCGATTGTTTGCGCGAGCTTGATACTGTGAAAAAATCTGCTCTCGATTGATTGGTTGCACCAATCCCGGTCCTACGCGAGCACCGAGCATTAAGCTTCGATAAAGACTCATTGCTTCTTCTGTGTAAAGTTTGTGTGGTTCGTGTATTACAGAAGTAAAAATCCACGTAACAAAGTCTTTATTTGATAGTTCGGGAGGTATGCTAGTCGGAACATTAATAAATCTTGGAGCACTTGTCCATTGTCCTTGTAGGTTGTGTGGTTGGTAAGAATCTATATAATTTTCCCATACTTGACTGCTTTTGTCCCAGTCATATCGTTCCAAAGTAGCCTTACGAACCTGTACTGATTCTTGCATCCTGTCGTCTTCAGAACGAGAAAAAAACTTGATTAAAATTTTAGCAAACTCTGCATTGTCAGGATATGCTCGTTCAGCATTTGTTTCCATTTCCTTAAAGAATGTCCTAACTGGAACAGGGTATCCTTTGGTGAGTCTAACCACATCATGCATAGCACTATAATCTGTAGCGGCTACTGGAACCCCGCAGGCTGAAGCTTCTATTTGCGGCATTCCAAATCCTTCGCAAATTGCATATTGCGCATATATATCAAATAGATTATAAATTTTAGGAAGTTCTTCTACAGGCAATCCTAACGACACTGTAGGACACACTGCTGTTTTTTGCTGACAGCGTGGGCATTGCGCCAGAGCATCTTGAAAGAAATAAGGAAAGAAATGTTTGCAACTCCTGCAAATATAAGTCATTAAGACTTTACCGCCCAGACCATATTCAATTATTCCGTGTGCTAAGTCCCAACCTACTTTTTCAGGATAGCTAGTATGTAAATACAAATATGTTTTATGACTTATTTCAGGAGGCGCTTCGTCCAAAAAAATGCGAAAAGCTTTCATAAGCTCAAAAAATAATTTGCGTTTTTGATTACGCATAACTGTTCCAACGATAAAACAGTCGGGATCTACACCCATAGATATTCTATGTTCGCGTTTAGACAATGGTTTATACATAGTAGGATCAATACCCGGAGAAGCACACCCAATCCAATTAATATTATTTTTACCTTGTTCTTTTAATACTTGTCCACCAAATTCCGAATAGGTCAAAATAGCATCGCATTCCGCAAACACATTAACCCATTCAGGACGTTGAGGCGCAGAATCTACCGTAGGCATCCATACCCAATGAAAATACGGTCGCAAAGATGAGTTAGCAATCCATTCATCCATCCATGGGTCTCGATAACTAAGTACGATATCGGGCTTAACCTCCAAACATACTTTATCAAATCGCCAAACTCCAAACTGATTAGATCCGTTACTATTATATATATCTTGTTCTTGTTGGTTACCATTGGTTGGTAGGTTTGGAATATACAACCATGGAACATTTTTAGCGTCATTAAAATTGCCATACGAAGCAAATTCTACTACATTATATTTACCGGTTTTATGTAAACGAGTTAGTAACTCATTGGTATAGGTTCCAAAACCTGAGTTTAAGTAATGAGCTTCACCCATTACTAGTACTGTTTTTTTATTCATAGTTTAATTCTTTAATTTTTTTGATAGCACTATTATAATTTTTTTTAATATTTGATCGAGACAGTTGTAATTGACTGGAAATTTCTTTAAAGTTATAGCCAGCCAACCTTAACTCTATGATGTCGTGCTCACAAGTAGTTAAGGTGTTTGGTATCCACTCCCAAAATGGCTGAGTATAATCACATTCAGGCTCGTATTGATCATCTAATTGTGAAACATTATTATGTCGTGCCGAGGCTGTACGAATCTCTTTGATGATTTCCCACTTAATAGGATTCCAAGCATATGGAGAAAATTTACTACCTTTAGCTTGGGAAAATTTGCTTAAAGCTTTCCATAGCCCTATACGACCGGCTTGTATATATGCTTCTTTATCGTGGTGGGTTTTGGGATTGAATCGATTAACTATGGTTAATACCAGACCCATATTTTGTTCAATTAAATTTTCCATTATTTCATATATCCTTCTCTATACTACTATTATAGTATCTAAACTAGGTTTTTGATCTTAGAAATTGATTTTATTATAAAACTTCCTCGTTTTATGTCGCGATTACCAATTAATAAAACGATTTGGCCTTCAGTAAGGTCTTTTTGATATTTTGTCCACTCATCAGAAAACATCGTAATATTGTCCAAGCTACATGTGCCGTCGCTAGCTGTAATAAATGCCATTTTTTGCCCTTTTGAATTGCCCTTTTTTATTTTCCATTCACGTATATAGTCAATTTGAGCCGCGATACGTATGCCTTTTTGAGAATTAAATCCATCAACATATTCTTTACAGGTGCAATTGGCGCGACTAGTATCATATTCATCAACTCGTGCGCATGTTAATGCTACGCCTAAATAGTGTTCTTCTTTTCTGGCTTTCCAGCCGGGAAGATCGACTAATTCATAACCCGGATTTTTTAAAGAATCAACAATGCTGGCAACGACCTCTACTCGATCTCGTCGGAATATAGGCCGTTTACGATCTGACCAATCATTTTCATCAATCATCGCCTGAATACATTGTGTTAGGTTATGGTCAATATGGTTTTGTTTATAACTCTGTAACCAAGGGATTTCTCTTTTACTTAATTCTCTAAACATTTTTAATTCATGATTCATTTTACTTCGACTAACTTTAAAACAATCTAAAGCGCCACTAAGAATTAAAGCTTCAAAAGCATCGACTTTTATACACGGACCAAAGCCAATAAGAAACATATCCCAGTCACATGTTTTAAGATCTATTTTATTTTTTTCTAGACATAACATCATTTTATCGTATACCGAACCGCCTACTCCTTTAATTTCGGTTATGCCAAAAGTTGGTAGCTTACCATTGATTAAAGTGAAATACTTGTTCATCTTTTTTATATTAGGAGGCTGCACATCAATATTCATAAGTCGGGCATTATTTATTAATTCTTCTATTTCTAAATATGCATCTGGTTTACCAATAGAATTTTTAAGATATGAGGTAAAAAATTCATGTGGAAAATGAGCTTTTGTATATGCTGTTAAATATGAATTGTATGCATAACTTACCGAATGAGATTTATTAAAAGAATATCGTTGTGACTTTTCTATCCAACTAAATATTTCTTTAGCTTGTTCTTTTGTAACGGTTCCTTTGTCTGAGGCCTTTTGAATAAATTGCTGTCTTAAGTCTGCCATTAAGCTTACGTTCTTTTTACCAATCGCTTTACGTAGAATATCAGCTTCTTGTAAATTAAAGCCCGCAACGTCTCGCGCAATTAATAGGGCTTGTTCTTGATAAACTAAAATACCATATGTACTAGACAGAATAGGCTTTAGTGCATCATGAAAATACTCTACAGGATCTATTCCATGTTTACGATCTATATAGTGTTGTGTTAGGCTTTTACCGTCTACTATAGCTTCCATACATCCGGGTCTGATAATAGCAATTAAATCAGATAGCTCTTCAATACTGCGAGGCTTAACTTGTTCGGCCTTGCTTCGTCCAAGCTGGGACTCTAATTGAAATATTCCTTTAGTATTGCCTGCTGAAATCATATCCCAAGTATGTTCGCAGTTTAGTGGTAATGTTTCAATGTTGGGATCATATACAATATGGTCGTCGCGTACTTCAAATTTACATCCACATTTAAAAAGTTTAGCCACTCATTGCTCCCTTAAATTTTGCTACGCTAGACTGTCGTCGATGAAACTTGATAAATTGTGTTAAGAGTTTTGCGCTGTCTACTGTATCAGAATATGCCTCATGTGCCTGTTCTGCTTTGACACCAAAAAAATCTCTCATTGTATCAAGTCGCATGTTTTTGGGTTCGTCCAGATTTTCAAACCAATAAAACAAGAGGTCCATTAAATCCATTTTATTGACTTTGGCAAAGGGCATTGGGGTTTTATGTTTTTTAGCTAGTCTTTCGCAAATAGGTAGATCAAAACCAATAATGTTATATCCTGCTGGAATGGGTTCAGTATACCAATTTCCATAGGATTTTTCAATATGGAATTTTTTACAATACTCACAAAAGTTTTTCCAAGCAATTTTTTCGCTTTTACCCTTCTTCCATGCTGCTACTATATCTGTGCTTTCCACGCCGCGCTGTTTAGCGTGCCACTCAATAGTCTTTTGACGTTCATCTGTAAAGTATTCTTCTTTTGTTATACCGGGAGGTTTAATAACTGTTCTGAATGCTTTATCTGTTTTAATTTCTAAAGTGCGTGGCTCTATCGGCACAGCAGCTAATTCTACTGGATTGCAAGTAGCTGGATCAGTACCATCGGTCTCCCAATCAAAAACTATAATCCAACGATTATTCATTTCATCTCCTCGTTTGATATGTTATATAAAGAATAGTAGGTCGTAAGTTCTGTATTAGCAGGTATTAATTGTTTCGTAATTAACATCAACACCGTTTCCCTTTTCCAGTCTTTGTCATGGTCTCCTACAATTATGTTTGATTTAATTAATTTGCAGTTGGACACGTTAGCATGATTGATAAATCCACCCAGTGGCGTACGTATATATTGATTTTCAAAGTTATGATTGTGAATGTGGGTTATTCCTAGATTATGTCCCTCTTTGATATCACAGGTAGCAAATAATCCTAAACCGTCTATGTGTGACTTATTGATTGTCACTTCTGAAGGTAGTGGTCTATACATGTTATCCTTTTAAAATTAGAGGAACTTCCATTATTTTATCTAACATTCTAATACCTAAAACATCCAATTTCAGCAAACCAACATCTTCGCAGCTTGGACCTTCAAAACCAGCCAGCAAATCGGTTTCGCTTTTATTAGCTGATTTAACCATAGGACAAGTTTCGGATATTGGAGATGGAGATACAACCACACCAGCAGCATGTTTTGATTGTATAATTTTGGTTCCTTCCATACGCATGGCTTGTTCAAAAATGCGCGCCATTTTACCTTCCAGCTTTCCGTCATCTCCTATCTCACACCAATCTTTAAGCTTATCTTTTCTATTTTTTAAGGCCCATAGAATTAATGATGCCTCTCCCAACTCCTCCTTCATGTCTTGAAGCTCATCGGCAATTTTAGCTTCGTCCATAATATGTTTTGTAATTTCATTTTGTTCTGTAAATGATATATTGCCTCGCGCTTGCATAACACGTTTAAGAGCGGACCTACCTTGTAACGTTTGATAAGTAACAATTTGTGCTACGTTCGCTTTGCCGTACTTTTGTTTCATATAGTCAATAACTTTTTCTCTAGCTTCTTTAGGTACATCAAGATCAATATCGGGCATAGAGATTCGTTCGTCTGTATTTCTACCGGCATTGTAAAATCTTTCAAAAACTAAATCATATTTAATGGGATCAATTTGAGTAATTCCGATCAAATAAGAAACCATACATCCCGCTGCACTACCCCTGCCGGGACCAGTTAAGTAGCCTTCATGTTTACAATACTTAAGAATATCTTGAACAATAAGAAAGTAACTAGATAGTCCCGCTTCTTCAAACACCTCCAGTTCTCGATTCACACGGTCTCCATATTGCTCAAACTCTTCAGTGTTCTTTTTGACATGACCCATTTTTTCAGCCCATCCCAATTTACATAGATGTCGTAAATATTCTTTCGGACTATATCCGGTAGGGGCTTTAAATTCGGGAGGGTTAGGTGCGCCTAAAATATTATATTGTTCACACATAGAGGCAATTTTAAGCGTATTGTCTAATTCTTCATCGGTATGAAACTTTTTCATATCTTCATACGATGGTATATGGTAATTGTTAGAGGCAAAGAACGAGCTTAAGGATTTTGACTTACCCTGTTTTAATTCTTGTCTAACTTGTCCTATAGTTTTTTTAAGTGAAGTACACAATAAGACTCTTTGGTCCTCGGCTGCTTCTCGCGTAGGATAATGAGCATCAGGAGTGGCTACGCATGGTATATTAGCTTGCTTGGCAATGTCGCGCAATCGTTCTCCTGCGATACGGGCGCCTTCGTTATTTTCTGAATCTATTAGTTGAATTTCAATAAAGAAATTGTCTCGACCAAACATGTTTTGTAATCGATGAGCTGCTTCACAAATAAAGCTATCAGATTGGTTTTCGAGAGCTATATTCCCCAAATAAGATCCTAAGTGTCCGCTAAATGAAATTAAGTTCCCTGAAGAGGCAGCTTCACGTAATTGATTAAAGTCAATGCGAGGTTTATAGTAAAATTGATCGGCATGATTCGATTGGGAAACCAAGCCGAGAATCTGCTTCCACCCCTCTAGGTTTTTAGCTAATACCACTTGGTGAATTAACTTTCTATTTTCAGACGATTTTTCTGTAGCATCTTTTTCTGATAAATAAAACTCACACCCTAAGATTTGTTTTTGTGATGCGCCTTTAAAGGTTCTGCAAAAATCTACCGCACCTGATACCGTACCATGATCGGTAAGAG